ACCGTCACCCCTGCCCTCCCGGCCGGGGCGACGGCCGGTCAACTGGCTGTTCTCCAGGTCGTATCCGGGCACCCGAACGATAACGTGCCCAGCACGCCGTCCGGATGGATGCTCGGCGGCAGCGTCTCCGGCGGAGGCGGCACGTTCGGCCTCAACACCGGCCCACGCCGCCTGACGTTCTTCCTACGGGTCCTGGCGGGCGGCGACGCGGCACCCACCACGGCAATCCCCTCCGGGTCGTCCGGGTCGCTGATCGGCGCCAGGGTCTTCACCCTGTCCCGCACCGCCGGCACAGGCTGGAGGTGGGCGGTCAGTTTCGGAGAGGACGCCACCAGCGGCACCGCGTTCTCTGCCACCGGAACCACAGCCCTGACGTGGACAACTGGCGATTTCGGTGTGCTCGCCTACGCCTGGAACACCCAGACCGCGTCCACGACGGCCCGCGCCGTCACCGCCACCGGCATCACCTTCAACACGGCAACCTCCCACGTGGGCGACGCCATCACCAGCGGCAACGGCGCACGCCTGACCATGGCCGACTCGTCCGTCACCGCCGGATCCGGCACGCAGGCACCCACGCTCACCGCCACGCTGTCCGCCGCAGCGACGGGTGTGGCCGGCATCCTGCGCGTGCGCGAGGCCAGCTCGGACGTCAACGCCACCGCGCAGTCCGTGTTTCCGCCGAGGAACCTCGTGTCCGCGACCGGCCTGACCGGCGACGACATCACGACCATCACCCTGTACCGGCAGGTCGACACCACCCTGACCGCCGTGAGAGCGGCCAGCGGCATCAGCGTCACCGGCCAGGCGTCCTTCCTCCGCGTCGACGCCGAGCAGCCGTTCGGGATCTCCCTCAACTACGCGGCCGTTCTGACCGACGTCAACGGCACCCAGTGGACCGTCTATTCGGGCCCCATCACGTCGACCGTGAGCAGCGACGTCATCTCCGACGCGATCCGCGGGATCGGCGCCGCAGTAAAGATCGAGAGCCCGTTGGAGTGGAAGCGCGACCGGGACGCCACCCAGTTCAACATCAACGGCCGCATTGTCGTCGTGGGCAAACCCCGTTCCTCCCGGTCCGGCACACTCACCGTCCGCACGGAGACCGACGACGACGGGGACGCCCTGAACGAGCTGCTCGACAACGCGACCGAGGGCACGATCCTCGTGCGCAAGCAGACCTCGCTGTCCCGTCTCGACGGCACATACGCGCTGATCGACGACACCGAGTCCCCCAACTGGTACGACGAGTTCCGCTGGTTCGCGCTGAACACCGTCAAGGCGGACGACTGGCCCGACGTGATGGAGGCCGCCGGCTTCACCCTCCAGGACATCGCGAATAATTTCTCGACGCTCCAGGACATCGCCACGTTCTTCACCGGCACTCTGCTGGACATCGCCCAGTACGACTTCGGGCCCTGACGTGCTGGACATGTCCGCCACCGCGCTCGCCGTCGTGCAGGGCAGCTACACCATGGATGTGCGCGGCGAGTCGTGGCTCGGCGGTGTGCTGCTCGCCGACAACATCCCCGTCAGCGACGGCGGCGAGAGCCGCGACCGCTCCCTCAGCGTTCCCGAGCAGATCAGCCTCACCGTGCCCCGGCGCGACCAGGGCTTCGACTGGGACCCGGGCACCGACCCGGCCCACCCGCTCGCTGCCTACGGGCAGATGCTGCGCATCGACTACGGCGTCGACATCGGCGCCGGTCAGATGGAGTGGGTCAATAGGGGTTGGTTCCTCATCACGGAGTCGTCCACCGATGGCGACACCGTCTCCGTGAGCTGTCAGGGACTCCTGACCCTCATCGATGAGGCCACCCTCGCCGCGCCGTTCCAGCCTTCCAGCACCGACACTCTCGGCTCGATCGTCCGATCCCTCGTAGAGCCCGCGCTCACCGTGTCGTTCGATGGCTCCCTCACCGACCGCGCCGTGCCGCTCGGCATGCAGTGGGACACCGACCGGCTCGGCGCCGTCACCGAGGTGCTCAACGCCTGGGGTGCCGCCGAGCGCGTCACCGAGGACGGATACCTGCTCGTCGAGCCTGTCAGCGATGCCGGCACCGCGGTTCTGTCCATCACCGACGACCGGGCCACTGGAACCGTTGTCCGCTGGCAGGGATCCACCACACGCGACGGCGCGTACAACTGCGTGGTCGCCTCCGGTGAAGACTCCGCCGGCAACCAGATCCAGGGCGTCGCCTACGACTCCAGCGGCACGAGCCCGTTCCAGTACGGGGGCGCTTTCAACCCGCTGCCCGTCCCCTACGCCTACCAGTCGTCTCTACTCACGACGGTTGCCCAGTGCCGTACGGCCGCCGCCGCGCAGCTGCTGCTGCTGCGCCGCCAGGCCTTCCGGAAGCTCGTCGTCACGATGGTGCCGCACCCGGGCCTCATCACCGGCGACATCCTCTCCGTCACCGGCGCCGGCCTCACCAACGCGCGGTGCGCCATCGAGTCCCTGTCGCTGCCCTACTCGCCCGGCGAGCAGAGCCTGACCGTGCGCGTGCTGTAGGGGGGGGCGACGATGGCCGACTTCGCCGACACCCGCGTCTCGCTCGCAGGGACCGGGATGGTGCGCGGCATCGCCCTGACCGCAGCGTCCTCAGGGGCCTGCCTCGTGAAGGTGTCCGGCATCACCGTGACCGCCCGCGTGGCGACCGGGCTGACGGTGGCGGCGGGCAACATCCTGTTGATGGGCCGCCTGGGCAGCACCTACTACGTCACCAACGTGGTGCCTGCCGCGCCGACGTCGACGCCCACCACGCCGCCCCCGGCGGACAGCACCCAGCCCGACACTGGCGACGCACCGCCCGCGCCGAAGCCCGTGACGACGACGGGAACCCTGACCTGCGTGCCGGTCTCGACGGCCTGCTACCGGGACGGGTCCTGGCGCTCCGACGGCGACCCCACGAACAGCTTCGACCTGTATCAGGGCCGATACGCGGGCTCGTCATACGGCCGCAACACCGGTTGCGCCTTCTACGGCAGCAAGCCGCACACCCTGTCGGGCGCGACCTGCACCAGGGCCACGGTGAAGATCAAGCGCCTGTCGGCGGGTGATTTCTCGGCCCGGTCGGCGACTCTGCGGCTCGTGTCCCAGACCAGCCGCCCGGGCGGGGCGCCGACCCTCAACGAGTCGACCTCCGGGCCGGGCCTCACGATCGGCTCGTCGACCACCTTCACGTTGCCCACGTCGTGGGGCCAGGCACTGATCGACGGCACGCGCGGAGGCATCGGCATCAGCGTCAGCTCCGACGATCCCTACATCCACCTCGCGGGCCGTGGCGCCTGGTCTGCCGCGTTCACGGTCTCGCTCTCCTGGAGGCGTACCTCGTCATGACGGCATCTACGTCCAAGGGGATCGTCTATCCCCAGAGCACGGACCACACTCGGATCTGGGAGCACCTCCAGACCCTCGCCACCGGCGCCGACGCCATCATCATCGGCAACGTCGACCGGCAAGTTTTCACGGCGAGCGGCACCTGGACGCGGCCCGCGAACGCGATCATCGTCGACGTCCAGGTGCAGGCTGCCGGAGGCGGCTCAGGGGGCATCGCCTCCACCGGCTCCGGGCAGGCCTCGTGCGCGCCGGGCGGCGGCGGAGGCGAGTATGCGCGCGGCTGGTTCCTACCCGCCACCACCGGCAGCTCGGTCGCCGTGACCGTCGGCACCGGTGGAACGGGCGGCACCGCGGGCGCCAACGCGGGCGCCAACGGCGGCACCTCGTCGTTCGGTTCACTCGTCACGGCGATCGGCGGCACCGGCGCCAATGGCGCGTCCGCCACCTCAACCAACGTCAGCAACGGTGGCGCGAACGGCGGCACTGGCGGCACCGGCGGCGACATCCGCATGGCCGGCGGAGACGGGGGCAACGCGCAGGTCATCAGCGCCATCGCGCTCAAGTACAACAACGGCGGATCCGCGTTCCTCGCGAACGCGCGCCGCTCCTCCGGCGTCACTGCGACCACCACGACCGGCTTCGACGGCTACCTGTACGGCGGTGGAGCCTCCGGGCCGGCCAACGGTGCCACACAGTCTGCAGTCGCCGGATCGAACGGCGCGGCTGGCGTCGTCATCGTCACCACCTACACCGCATAGGAGCAGACGACATGCCCCTCGACTCGCCACAGACCTCGACGAGCGACGTCACGTGGACCGTGTCCGGCCGCTACAGCGCCAACAGCGTCACGTCCTTCCAGGCCCACGTCACTGTCGAAGGCCCCTCCGACGAAGCCGAGGGCGACGCCTGTCTCCAGGCCCTGGTCGACCTGCTGTCGACCCGCTTCCCCGGCGTGACGGCCACCAAGGGCTACACGACCTACACGACCCGCGGCATGACCGTGTCCTAACCCGACCACAAGACTCCGCACCGCCCGAGCCCTCCGGCCGGGCCTTCTTTATGCCCTGGAGGGCCCCTTGACCATCAAGTTCCGCAGCGGAAAGCTTCCCGCCCAGCCGGCCAGACCGCAGCTGCGGCTGGAGGACTACGTCACCGAGGATCTGCCGGAGCCGCCGGAGAGCGTGGACTGGCAGGTGCCGGTCGACGCCACCGGCTGGCCCATGTACGGGAACTCGGAGATCGGCGACTGTACATTCGCCGAGATCGGCCACCACATCGAACTGGTGACCGCAGCGGCCACCGGCATCCCCGTGCGGGTCTCCGACACGGCGGTCCTGACCGGCTACGAGGCCGTCTCCGGCTACAAGCCGGGCGACCCGTCCACCGATGTGGGCTGTCGCATCGCCGACGTCATGGACTACTGGCTGAAGACCGGCGTCGGCG